AACCTTGGGCGGTTGTATGCATTTTGGTTACCTAGGGCTTCGTTGACATCATGAACTGTTTCTTGAACTGCACGATCCTCTGCTTCATCAGATGTGAGGCCATCTTTGATGAACTTTGCATAGTGTAGTCTAGCCGACGACATTGCAATCATCTCACGAGAGATACGTTCGGCAGAGTGCATCAAACCACCAAGAACTAAAGTATCCACAGTGCCCTTGGCAAACGTCATGATCGGGCCACTTAGATCAGCAGTCGGCGTTTTCTTGTATTGGAATACTCTATTTGCGTAGGTAGAGCTGAACACGTCCATCTCTGACAACTTGTTATACATGCTCCGTTCGGTCTTGCTCAAGTTGTAGTTGTGTTCCACAGAAGGCATTGCCCACGACCGCGTGCCATCAGCATTTTTGACATAGTGACCGTACTGACCCCAAAAGTTCAACATGCGAGTCAACTCACGGCCAGCGGCAATCGCGCCATGTCTTGCCCATAGTACGGGAAATCCTGTTTGGAATACGCTGAGCCCCTGCAATATGGCAGAGGATGGGCCACCTAGATACCAAATGAAAGCAGCTTTATTGAGCCAGCCCGCAATTTTTTCTGCACCTTCTTCAGCTTTAGAAGATAAAGCCTCAGTGACTTGGCGTTCCATCTCCGCTACATACGGTTCAAAGTCTGTGCGGTTAACGATTGAATCTCTTGCTTGGGACAAAGACAAACGCAACTGGGGCGCATACTTGATACGAGCCAATTGGGTAGCCATCTTTGCACTGGTGTCGGCTACGTTGCGTAATAAGTCTGTGCGGAAGCCAGCCTTACCTTGACGGTGAATAAACTGCTTGCGGAAACTTTGCTCGGGCATCGTTTGCAAATAGATTTGGTAAACAGCATCTTTTAGGCTTTCCTTGGCATCGGTGTTGCCAAAGTTTGCCGAGTCGATTGTTTGGAAAATACCGCGCAACAAAGCACTACTATCAAATGTGCTGCGGCGCAAATGGCTAATGTCATTGCCGACTACAAACTCTTCGGTATCCAATAACTCCTTAAGTTCTTCAGCACGACGCTTGGCAAACTCAGCCTTGGTTTCCCCGGGCTTTTGTTTTACACGTTCGCTAAGATACCCATCTAGTGCGCGGTCCCGTTCAGCCATGGACTCAAACATAAAGAATTTATGATTCTTTGAACCTCTGTCACCCATGGATAACCAATAGTCACCCCTGCGCACCAATGGGAAGTATGGGTTGATCTTTTCACCTTGCTCATAGATTGCTCTAATTTGTTTCATCAAGTTGGCCTGTATCGCAATCGATACGTTGGACTTGGTGATTTGGTCATTGAGCAACTGAGTAAAGTAATCAGAAAGTACTTCGAAATGATCTTTGATGCGCTTGTACAAACGTTGGCCATCTTTGCCAAGGTCTTTGTAGAGTTTATCAAGTTGTGCGCTACGCACCTTGGCATTGGGGTTAGAAGGATCAACTTCAGCCAATGTGGTGATATGTGTGATACGGTCTAGCTTTGCTTGTAGCGTAGGATCAGCAAGAAACGCACGTCTAATTTCATCGGTCAATTTACCAGCCGACTTCAACAGTTGCGTTGTCATACCGCTCATTCGTTGGAGCAGCTCATTGGTATGCTTTAACTCAGGAACTGCGTTTCCAACCCAATCCACCAAAAAGCTTGGCGTGACCATGCGCACCATGGCCTGACGAGTTGCATTAGGCACTACGTTCCATATGGCTCTTAGCGCAGGGATAACCTCTCTGGGGTCCTGGGCCAACTGGAGTAAAGAAACTCCTTTGGAATATTCTTCTCCGCTTTGAGATTCGTCAAACTTAGCACTTGCTACTTTGACGTCGCGTTCTACTTGCTTTTGGCTTCTGACTGCCGTTCCAACCGCCGGAGTTTGGCTAGTGCTTCCGGCACCGACGCCGACCGTTCCAGCACTCGGAGTGCTCGGTCCAGAGATTGCGGATAGGCTGCGTCGCCCTTCTCCCGCTCCGCCAGCGCCTTCCATTGGTTCAGCACCACCTCCAGCTTCGACTTGCTGGTAGCTACCGTCTTGAAAGCGGTTTCCACGAGGCTTGAGATTTCCACTTCTAAACTCCTTATGTAAAAAGTCAAAGATGTCTTGATTGTCATCAATGAACTTTGTCAATCCTTTTTCTATATCGGGCAAATCTATTGTAGGCGAAGTCTTCAAAAGAATCATCACCTTTTGCATTTCACTTGCAAATTCAGCACCGTGGTTGCGTTGTTTGTAATGAGCAAGCTCATGGATCATTGTGCCTATCATAGATAGCGCAATATGCATGGGTGTGTCAGTCTGATCTGTTGTAGCTGGATTAAGAAACATACCCCTAAAAGGTAGTTTGATACTTACACCATAGTACTCATTATCAATACTAACACCAATGGCCTCTTCACCCAAATCAAAGTATTCACCATTACCGGATTGCACCAATGCACTACGTAGTACTTGGAATGTCTCTCCTATGTATTGCAAATACTTGTCGTAGCGTTTGCCAAACTCTTTACGTGCTTTATCAGAAAGAGAGTCGCCCCCTTTGGTAAGGATACCGCGTTTCTCTAATTCTTCAACAATTTCAGGTTCTGTACCCTTGAGTTTGGTGACAGTACCATCTGGGTCTTTGATGGTAAATTCAGATGGATTTAATTCAGAAGGGGCAGAATAAAACTCATACCTTTTGGGGTCAGACAACTCCAACTCATGCAGTTTAGTAAAGTTGCTTTTATTGTCATCATACTTTGTATTGTCATGAATCATTACCTTGATGGGGTCAATCTCATCTTGCGGTATAGTTAATTCATCAACACGTATGGCAACGTTTTTAAGATCGTCATTAGTCAACTCAGGAATTTGACGATTGTTAACATAAAGCACGCCCTCTTTAACCTCAACTTTATCGCCGGGTTTTATAAGCGTAAACGCGTTATCCGTTTTAGGTGCTTTAGGTGTAAGTTCTTCTGGCTTGGTTAGTGTGCCATCTTCATTCAAATACTGCACAGTACCAAAGTTTGTAACATCACTAGCCAAATCAATTTGGCTATAAATTGCAGTAATGTAATTGAATATTTTCTTAAAGTCGTCATCAGCAGCCGAAGAAAATCGTTGACGGTTTAAGTCAAACGGATATCCAGCATCTTCAGGTTTTACATTTGGGCTAGGAGAAACATCAACGTAAAAGTTGCGTTTAATTTTTTTGCCATCCCAGCCCGGACGATCTTTAATGTTTGTATTGAACTGCCATAAACCATTTGACAAAATATGTGTGTTATCTGAATAACTGTTTACTTTGTCTTTTGAAATATATACACGAGCAACGCCCCATGCAAACCGCACATTAGCAAATACTGTGTAATCGTCTATGGGGAAATGCGCACCTATTTTAAGTGTCTTAGGGCCATATCCACGATCAAAAGTAACATCAATATCATCAAATAAAGGACTGTCTTCTAATACTGGAGAATCCTCTAAAGAATATGGTTCAAACGGAATTTTTTTGGTTTCACCTGTTGATGTGTCTTCGTATGTTTCAGGAATGGTTACAGTCACTGAAGTGCCGTGCCCATCGGGAAACATACTTTTATACTTTTCAATAACGCTAGAGTCATCTGTTGTAGTAATCGTAGGGCCACGAGAAGGATCATCAAGCGCAGCTTTTAAATCATCCCCTGTTGTGACCATACGGGAAAGAACACCGTTACGCAACGATACAACTTCCAATTCTTTGTTCTCAAATAAGAACAACATTTTGGCAACACCAAGGCCCCCAGATGCACGTGTTGTACCTTTGACCGTACCAGCAATTTGTAAGAACTGATTCCCCATTACGCTAGTAGGCATACCGGGACCGTTATCAACTACTGAAATAGTGCGGTTCTTTTGATCCAACTTAATATTGACTTTGCCTTTGGCCATCTGGCCTTTTTCAATTGCTTCCTTAATCGCATCAAATGAATTTTGGAACAGCTCTTTAATTGATACCTTGGCAATATCATCAGGCGTGCCGTAAAGTTTGTTACCCAACATTTTGGATAAACGTTGTACGTTAGCACTGGGTGCAGCTTTGGTCTCTGTTTCAGTGACACCTTCTTTTTTATTAACACCAAACATGGAGCTGGCATGCTCAATCGCACTAGAAATTGCCGACTCAATTGGTAGGGCTGGTGCGTTGATGAGCTTGTCGGTGACAATGATTAAATCAGTCAGGGCATTGACGTCGTCTTCGCCCATATTGAAGAAGTCACGTAAGGCGCGAACAAATCGATTGAAGAATGGTGTGTCTTCTTCGTATCCATGCGCTTGCATCAGGAAGTCCTGCATAGCCCTGTCGGTCATGCCGTAGGCTACAAACTCACGAGGATCATCAAAGATTTCTCCGCTAGCGGCCAACACACGCATTTCTTTGGTGAGTTTGCCTTGTCTGCTGGCTTCATTAAATAGCCGACCCGCACTGTTCATGGTACGGATCAAATCCTGTGCGGCCTTGACCGACTTGCTTTCTAGGTTGATACCACGCTTAATGGCATCAATGGCTGCGGCAATTTTGCGATTAGTGGCTGCATGGAGTAGTTCATGAAGAACTGTGACGTTGTTAATACCCTGTGCGTTACCAAAAGAGTTACCACGTACATAGATCACACGATCATTTGTTTTGTAGTTCTCAATGTAGAGACCAATAGATTGATTCCAAAGCCTGGCGTTCTTTGGCGTCTGCAACTGCGCTGGTAGGGGTTGGCCTTCTTCAATGACCACAAAACGCACGCCCGCTACAAAACTTCTTAGGCGTTTTGCTAACGTCCTTTGGAATGCATTACCTGTCTTGATAATGTGAGAGATAGCCTGTGCACCGGTGGTGAACTTGTTGTACCGGGTATCGGCTGGGTCTTTGCCTACGGAAGTATCCGCACGTGAAGGAGCTTCAGCTTGAGCAGCTTTTGCTTTATCCTCTAACTCGATACCACGTTGTATATCAGCAATCTGAGTAGCATTTAGACCAGAGTTTGCAAGTGCAGCTTTAAGGCGTTTACCGGGTTCGGAACCCATCTGCCCATTGGCTTGCATCTCAGTTTGTAGACGCAACAACTTTTTAATTGAGTCACGTTTTCTTTTTAGCCGATCAGAATTAAGCGCGTTAACGGCTTCATCACTTTCTAATTTATCCAACATGGCCTGTGGAATAGGCTTACTCAGTTGATCAATTAGGTTTGAATGACTGCTTAGCGCACGATTGACTTTGGCAATCAAAGCCCTAACGGGTTTTTTCTCTTCCGCTTGTTGAGCTTTTACATTAGGATCAAGCGATGGACGACCTACAGTTGCTGTGGTTGTGGGTGCTTTTTGTTTTTGCGCTTTTGTTTGCTTGGCTTGAGAGGCTTGAGTGCCACTAGGTGCTCCTTCAGTTATTGCAGTGGACTGCGCTGCTTCTCCAGCATTAGGCTGTCCAACATTCGGCTTAGTAGAAACCACTCCATTTCGTTGAGTGACTCCAAGTTCTCCGGTGGGTTGAACGGTAGTGGGCTGGACAGGTGTTCCAGTGCTAACTCTACCTGTTGTATCGATAGGCTTTCCAACATTTTGTTCCTCCTCTTTAGCGAGCGCATCGGCTTCATCCTCTTCTTCAACTTGTGTACGTGCCATCTCCATGGCTTGAGCAGATGTAGTAACTACACCGCTTGACAAAAGCTCGGATGCTCTTTGAGATATTCTATCTTTTTGTGGCTGGCTAACAAGAGTCGCAGCTTTGGCTTTGGCTTCTTGGTCTTCACGTTCAATTTGTGTTTGCGCCAGTCGGCGAGCATCATCTTCAGGTATACCACGCTCATCAACAATCTGCGCTGTACGTTGGGCAACTCTGTCTTCTGGCTTAGCTGGGGGCTGTATTTCTGTTGGGGGAGTTTGAAGTTCTTCCAAAGAAAGTTCTTTGGGTGGTGCAGCTTCTTCTTTGGGGCGTACTTCACCGATAGCGCCCAAACCTGTTGGCTTTTCTTCAGGGGGTTCTTCAGTTTTGTTTAATTCTTGCTGCTCGCGTTGTTCAGGTGTTAAAAAGCCTTTACTGCGGGCAATTAAATCGGACAGACCTTGATAACTTGTATCTTGTTTGTACGCACCTTCACGTGTGCCCAATGCTTTTTGTGCAGCTTCTGAAGTCTTTTGTAATAGTTCTACAGTAGACGCATGGCCTCCTGCCATGGCCATACCGGTAATCAAACCTTGAGCAGAGGCTTGGCTTACCCCTTCATCCCAAGGACGGCCAGTTGCTAGGTTAGTAAATATCTGTTCTTGCGCTGACTGAGGCAACTCTTCAAAGAAACCTTCTTTGGTCATCTCTTTTAGAGCACGAGTAAGGAATGCACCTTCACCAACGCCGACACCTTTAACTCCTGCTGAACGAGCAGCAATATCAGTTTCGATGTCACCAATACCAAACTTTTGAGCAAGTTTGCCGCCAACCATACCAATTGCTGTAGTGCCAAGCCCAGCGGCCAAAGCGGGGGCAACATATTGATCCCAGTCTGCTCCGCCTTCACGTGCTTGTTCAGCAATTTGCCCAGCGGTTTGTGCGCCTTCGGCACCGCTTGCAGCACCAGCAATTTTGTACGCTTGAGATTTGATCTTGTCGGCAATAAAGTTTTCAGCACGAGTACCAGTAAGCCCCAAAGCTGCGGCCTCTTGAGTAGCCCTCATCATCAACATTTTGGTTAGCTGCCCACCGGCTGCACCGGCTAACACAGTACCAGGAAGCGACTCAGTCACTGAGTCTACAACCGCTAATGGGTTAACTGCCAAAGCTTTGACGGTGTCTAAAAACCCTTTGGTTTCAGCAACGTTTTGTACTTGATTACGCATCAATGGGCTTTGAAACCCAGAGATAAAGTTATTGGTTTTCTGTGGGTCATAACCCAACTTGTCGAGCATCTTGCCCCACTGCCCAAGATTAAGCTCATTGTCTGGAATCCAACCGGTGGCAATATTTGCAGCACCCATGGCCATTTGGCCAAGACCAACACCACCTTTAATCAAACCAAGCCCAACATCAGCGCCAAGGTCTGTAGCGCCATACTGTTGTTGCTCTGCACGCTTGCGTAGGTCTTCCCTATCGTAAGCAGCTTTATTACTCGCAATTCTTTGCGCTTCTTCTTGTTCTTTTTGCCCTTGCGCAATTACTTGATTTGCCGCTTGTTGGTTCTTGACGTATGTGGCAAAGTCAGGCACACCAAGATTACGTCCTTCCAAAACACTCACGGGTTTGGCTGGACGTTGGGGTACGGGGTTTACAGCTTCTTTCCTATAGCCAATGTATGGCTTGGACGCCGCTTCTAACTCTTCAGCAGTCGGCTCGGGAGGAGTTAACAATTCCTCTAGAGAAAGTTCTTTAGCCGTGCTTTTAGCTTCTGCGGGCGGTGCTTGTAACTCATCCAGAGAAAGTTCTTTAGCCATACTATTGGAAGATCATTTTTTGTTTAGAAGAATCCCATACACCTAGACCATGAACGGTTTGGTATGTTTGCCCGTTTACCATGTTAGCAGAAGTTGGCTTCGCAGGTAAGGTTATCGGCTTAGAAAGATCAGCGGTTTGATTCTTATTTGCTTGTGGTGCAGCAGGTGCAGCAGGTGCACCGGTACCAGCACTAGGGTTTCTAATGATAGGTGTTGAATAATCAGCAGCAATTTCCTCTCTAATAGTTCGCTCAATAGCTGGCCTATCCGCTGGAGCCGCATTTGTCCATCTGGAGTCAGCGTACTTTTTATTGTCCACTTCAGTATTAACTTTTGTTTGTGTAGCAGCATCAAGCCCAGCATAGCCAAGCCCAGCTTTTGTAGCACCTACGTCAGTAGTATGTGCCATTTGCAATGCTTGAGTTGATGCCATTCTTCTAATACGAGCATCAAACTGTTGGGGTGTTTCCCCTTCATTGGGTTTGGTATTAGTTTTTAAATCATTGTAAATGTCAGCGGCAGCTTGTTCTGGTAGTTTTGTTTTAGACCCTGCACCAGCACCGATAGGACGTTGAGGTTTTGTAACCTGTGCACCACGGCTAGCCAATTCACCAAGAGCTTTGTCTTTGTCCATTTCAAACTTGGCTTTGTCAAACGCATCTTTGTTGGCTTGGGTAGCAAACGCACGTGCGTTTTGAAGGTCACCTTTGCGGTCGGCATAATCAGCATGAGCCAAGTTCATGTCCATGCTTAACAAAGAACGATGTTCTTCTTGGTTGGCTTTGAGTGCTTTACCATAACTATCACCAAATTCACCCGCAGCGTTACCCGCAGCGCGAATAAAATTATTGCCTTGAGCCATGGCTTGGGCAGCTTTAAGAAACGCCACTCCTTTATCCTGCTCAAGTCCCGCATCAGCATCGCCTTTATATTTTTGGATTTGGGCTCGCATATCACCAATTGGGCTTGGGCCTAGCAGTTTTTGGTTTTGTTCAAAATACTGTTTTGCTGTATCTAAAGTATCCGCTGTTGTTGGGGCAGTGTATTTGGCATTTGCAACCCGTCCAATTGCTTGGTTCAATTGACCCGTAAACGCTCTATACGCCACGGGGTCACCGGGAGATGTATTCACAAGGTTGGATAATTGAGTGGTGACACTATTTTCACCATCGCCACCGTCACCGCCGTCATTGCTTGTTACTAGGCTATAGTTATTATCTTCATTTGGTGCAGCAAATGCCACAATGCCACCAGTTCCAAAGTAATTGGATGGGTCTGCATCAACGCCGGGGGCAACCGAACGGTTTGACAACGCGGCCAAGGCTTGGTCTTTTTGTGAGGGTGCTTGCGTGGGCTGCTGAGCAGTCTGTGCCATTTGTGTACGACTGGCTTGATCCTGTATTTGCAATGCACGAAGAGCCGTGAATGGATCAATTGCGTTAGGGCCCGACTGGGGGTTTAACAACGCTTGTTTTAGAGGCGCAGGATTATTTTTAAACCTTTCGGCAAAAATCATTGCTTGATCTGGAATAGCCATTATGAATTCTCCAATTGATGCAAGGCAATACCACCTAGGCCATGACTTTTAACATGGCCACCCTTGGCAAACAACTTACTCAAACCAGCAGCACCTAGTCCCAAAGAGGCAACGGTCTGTGCAGTGGTAGGCGGTGCTTGATAAACCGCACTTGACGTTTGGTTAGTAGGTAAACCCCTAACAATATCCGACATGAATCCCAGTTGTTGGTATGGATAGTTTTGTGCATTTAAATAACTTTGATATTGATTGTTTAAGATATTTTGAGCTTGCTGTTGTTGCTGAGTTCCCGCAGCATTTTGTAGCTGATTGATATCTACATTTTGAGAGAATTGTTGGTTACCTAAAGTACCCAAAGTGTTGGCTGATTGTAGGGCAGTATTCAAACCTTGCAATCCAAGATTGGCACCAAATTGTCCTTGTTGAGCATTGAGCTGAGCTGCATTAAGTGACTGCCCTTGCTCAGTATTAAACTGCTGCATAGCGTTGTTGTATGCAGTGTTGTACCCTTGACCAACTAGATTTTGGTTAGCTAATTGATTGTTTAGATTAGTGGCTGCATTTTGAACACCAAAACGTGAACCACCAAACGCACCAGCTTGAGCAGCTTGAGCATTTTGAGTTTGCTGAGCAGCACCTTGAAGCTGTTGTTGGATAGCCAACTGAGGCGCAAGAGACGCTTGCAAGTACGGATTCATGTAGGCTTGCGCCGTCCCCGGACTTGTAAAACTTTGATTTTGGTATGGGTTAAATGTATATTGAGTATTTAAAGCCCCAAGCCCAGCTTGCCCTGCTATAGCGGTACCCTGTTGTTGCTGGGGCGCAGTTTGCATCAATGAGGCATTTTGGAACGCTTGCTGTTGCAAGGGTGTAAACTGAGCAGTCATGTCCCCCTGATACTGCATGTAGGGGTTTTGCGCAGTATTTGTAAGCGCTTGTGCTTGGGCAAGTAAATCTTGTGCGGCAGGTGCAACTTCTGGCGCAAAGCCATAGTTAGTTTGGACTACTTGTGTTGGTGTCCCTGTTGTTGCCCCCAATGGATTTTGGCTTGTTGCTGTGGTGGTCATGGTCTGTCCTTATGCGGGAAGGTGTCTAGCAGCTTTAGTATCCACTGCTAATTTATTTTTGCCAACGGTTTTACTACGAGCTTTTTGAATTCTATCCATCATGGCATACAGTTGCCTTGCACCAGCTTCAGTAGAGCCATTGCCTAGTTCAGATACGATACGAGCAGGGACTACAAATTCGCCGTCGGCTAAACGAGCGGGCTGTTTATGTCCAATCGTAGCGGGTATGTCATCAGACACACCATCACCGGGGCCACGAAGTAGTCGGCCACCATCTGAATAGCCGCCAAGATTGTAATGTTGGTCAGCCATACCACCATGAGCCATTGCAGTCATAGCCATCAAACCACCTTCTTTAGCAGCAGCACCTGCATTGGGGTCCGAATATTGAACTTCTTTACCGCTAGCATCGTAATAATGGCCGTTGATTAAATAATAACCAGACACGGGATCGTAGGCAGCTTTATTGCCATTTACATTAATTGAGGTGCCAACCAAGGAGTTACCAGTAGCACCAGAGGTACTTGCAGTACCCCCTACACCTGAACCCGAATCAGTACTTGCAGCATTGTAGTTGGGGTTAAGTTGCAGAGTATGAGTTTTGGAATCAAAATAATATTGCTGTTTATTAGGTATTGTGGCTGATTGTGGAATACCCAAAACAGACTCGCTGTAAGGCTGCATCACTTGACCTGTTGAAGTCGAAGGTGCAGTTGGATATGTAGCCCCTTTAGCGCCCGTCAAATAATCATAAGCAGCTTTAGTCCCACCTGTTAAGGTGTTGTACTTGGCATTGAAATCCGCTGTGGAAGATACAGTCGGCGAAACATAACCTGTGCTACCACCACCTTTTGTGTATGCGTTGATTACATCATCCATGCTTGTAAATCCGCCTGAAGGTCTACCGGGGATATTAGGATTTTGAGTAACTGTTCCATTAGGGTTAACAACTGCGTTATTACCCCCAACACCAACAGGCAGCGCAGAAGCTGGTGCAGTAGCAATAGAAGTAGGTGCGCCTACATTAGTCGTTGTATGGCTTGTTGGATTGATTAGCGTAGTACCATTTTGATCTGTGTACGTAGCCATCCTTGTGCCGTTAGGAGTAATAGTTGAACTAATACCCGGCATTTGTGTAACCGTGTTTAAAGGCAAAGGAGTTGGTGTAGGCGTTGGTGTAGGCGTTGGTGTAGGAGTTGGTTTTGTAGTAGAAGATGCATATTTACCATTTGGGTTAACCGCATCATAAAGTGCCTGAACTGTTGCCACTGGTAAATGTGTTTCCGCAGCTATTTGTGCAGGGGGTACACTCCATGTATCCATTTCTTTGGCAATTTGCGCATTGCCCGCTATATTGGCGGCAAGGTTATTGCCCGCCCCAGTGTCTGCATATGCTGTGTGTATGGCATTACCAATGTCAATATTTGCAGGGTTAGTACCTAACGCAGCATCAAAAGAACTAACGTTTGCAGCACTTGGGTTAGCTAAAGCAGCCGCTGAAAATGGGTTTGCATTAGATGCCGCCCATGCGTTATATGCCGCAGGATCAATGTTTGATTTCTGTTCAGCCGCAGCAACAGCAGTAGGATCATTTAAATTAATACCACTTGTTTGAACATACTGCGCAATTTGATTGGGCGTATAACTTGTGTAAGGTGAACCAGTAGCTGCTTCATTCTGTACTTGAGTGGATACATTACCTTTATCAACATTTGCCAACATAGCGGCAAAAGGATCGGCACTAGCGCTTGGATTGGCCAAAGCTTGCGCATAAGAAACTTGTTGTGGAGTCACACCAAACTGTTGTTCAGCGGCTGTTAGCCCTGCACCAGATAAATTGTTTTGTGCAATATAGCTATTGATCGTACTTGGGTCGTATGTAGCGTTAATATTAGGGTTATATGTGGTACCGCCATCATCATAATGTTTAACTGCACCGCCATGCGCTAAACTCATTAACCCACCGTCGGCAGCTTTACCAACATACTGAGACAAATCAGCATTATTAAGTTGATCTTGATATGTTGTAAATTGGCTTGCAGGAACTTTGCTTACATCAATGTATGTTTTTGTATAAGGGTTAAATAACTTTGTCTGTACATATTGACCTGCCGAGCCAAGACCAGCACTGGGCATTTGTGTAGTCGGCTGAGACATTGTTGCCATAGGAGCCAAAGCAGCTAAACCGGTCAACGCGGCAGCTTTGCCGCCACCCAATGCGCTGATAGCTGAAGAAGGACTTTGAATAGCGGCGTTAGCACCTGCGGCTAGTTTGTCCCAAGTAGATGCTCCGCTTGTAGCTTGTTGCGCTGCTGTATTTGCTGCAAGGGCTTCATCCCCTACGTTAGCAACGGTACCTCCACCAAGAGCGCCAGTAGTCCCTGCTGTGGAAAGTGCTTCGGCACCAGCAGCTTCGCCAAGTGCATTAGTACCTAAACCTTCAAGCCCACCGATTAAACCTTGCGCACCATACGCACCAATACCGGCCATCAAACCTTTTTGCAGACTGCCAGAAGCAAGAGCCGTACTACCACCAACAACACCAGCAGTCTCTAAAGCACTAAGCCCGGGAAACGCATAATCCAAAGCAGCGGTAGCAAGCAATGAGCCAAGGCCAGATTGCCCAATTGAGCCTTTGCCAGCAAGAATTCTAACGGGGTTTAAATCCCCTAAATTAAAGCCCATAATTGCCCCCAAAATAAGTTACAGTTTATCATGCTAGCCCACTTTCCAGCTAGTACCATTTGAGTACACGGGGACAGTATTTGTACCCCCGCCAGTCACAGTTGCACCAAAGGTGGTTGTAGTTGAATCAGAAACAAAAGTTCTAGTCCCTGCATTGGTTGTTGAAGCAGTGGGCAATTTGGCTACAGTTGTAATACTGGTGTTTGTTATGTACGCATCCGTCAAAATAGCCAATACTGAATTTAGCTGATTTAAAAACAAACGCAATACGTTAAATGTTTTGTCTTGATAATTAACGTCATATGCATTGGGTGCCAACGGAAAGTTGGGAACGGCTGGGTTTTGTGGTTTAGTTGCCATTATCTTCTGCCGTCCGGTCTGAGTTCAAAACGTGGCGCACCTAACTGCCAAGTCGTACCAATCTGGTTTGATTCAATTTTAAAAATAAACTGCCTCCCTCTAATACGAGTATATACGTAACCAGTAAATGTTTCGGGATTACCATTTATATTAACACTATACACAGGGTTAGGACTTACTTGATTAACTCCGGAACCTGAGTTAATCATCGCTTGAATACTCATGGTTGTGGTGGGGTTGGTAGCTGTTGAGTTTTCAAACGTCAAGTCGGGCAAAATCTTAGATATAAATGCAAAGTGGTCTCCATCCCCAATGTCAAATTCAGATGACGCAATGTATGCGTCAATAGGTGCGGGAGTGCCAGTCTCGTTATCGTCCAAGCCACTTTCTTGATTGCATAGATATCCGTTGTACGTTGCGCCAATTGGATTAGATTGAAGTGTGGTATCTAGCCATGCAGTTCTACCCATTGTGCCGTAGTACCAAGTGTGCTCAATGTAGTTGTACACAACATAACTGTTAATCTGCGTGCCAGAGCCAGATACATAGAACCACCAGACTTCGTTAAAACCTTCAACTGTGCTGCAATAAACTTGTTGATTTTGATACTGATTGATGTTCTGAAATATAAAACGACGTAAATCACAGTTGAGTGTTTGCACTCGGCCGTCATACATATAGAACTTATCAACCCCCATCCAATACACAACACCAGACGCCAATACCGCAGCATTTGGACCAATGATAGATGTGTTTTCAGACAAGAGCTGTGTGCCCCAGACATAGGGAGGTCCAAGGTATTGAAGCGAATAAACCGCTTGATCGGTGAGCACCACAATCTCTTGGCGAGTCTGAATATAGGTCACAATTTGTGAACCATGAGACAATCGCACATCACCGGCTTGATTGGTTACATCGGGGTACCAAACCAAAGGGTTTTGCTGGTCGGACCAGCGAATTAGCATAGGGTCTATTGTATTTGTGCCTAGCGCGTTGGTACCAAACACAAGCACAAAATTAGATGCATCCGAAACAGTAAGCGCATTTTGGAATAACGGCACATCACCCAAAACAGAAATATAAAAAGTACCAGAACCTGCGTTTGTTGTGTTAATTGCAGCGCCGCCTTGTGTGGTGGCTAAGTTAAAACTTGTTCCGCTAACATTTATAACGTAGTATGTTGTATTGGTTGCCAGAGGACTTGGCAAAGACCCACCAGTAACACCAAGTTGAATAGCGCTATTGTTTGGCAAATTAACACCCGATACCACAACAGCTGGGGATGCATAAGAAATGGTAACCAACCCACCCGTGCTGTTTAGCAATACTCCGGGGTTAGTCAGCGTAGGCGCTGTCCAATAATAAATACCACCACCGCGTGGCCCAAATAAAAGATTCTGACCAAAGTTATAGGCGTTCCAAATTTGCAAGCTGTTCTTAACTACTTGCCCATTACCCCATGTTCCCGTACCCCAAGCACCGGCGCCCCATCCATTAAACGGGGTTTGAACAGCAGGGCCTGTAGCAATTTGATAAGTAGCTGTAACAGTTCCGCCGCCAGGTGACCCGGATGCATCAGTAGAATTAGCCGTAGCTGCTGCTGTAAAAGTGAAAGAATTGGTGGCTATGCTTGTAACTTGATATTGTTGATTAAGCACTACAGCGGTTATGTTTCCGCCTAAACCTGTGGCGCCACTAAAAGTTACAAAATCGTTAACGTTAGCACCGTGTGATGTAGCTGTAACAGTAATTGTAGAAGAGCTGGCTACTGCCGTAAATGGGTTGGTTAATGTACTGACTTGTCGTATTGGAGTAATGTCGTAGTATTGCCCGCCAGTGGTAAGGTAAAACTTTAAATTGGTGCCGACTGCAACAATATTTTGACTGGACAACGTAATCCAATTCCACAAAAGACGACATACACCTAAAAATGTGCTGCTCGAATACTGTGTCCAACCACCGATTTTTTCAGGACTGCCTTGGCGAAATCTGACTTTGTCGGCTTCATACCACCCGCCTTCATTAAAGAAACGAGTGTTCTCCCGATTGATACCGGGTTTGAATGTGATTTTTTGTATAACGCCCATGCTTTATTCTCTCATCAGGCGCTTAAAACAGCAAGCGCTTTACGGGTTAATTCATTGCGTTCTTCAAGCCCAAAAAGTCCCCCATTTATGCGCCTGC